AACGGGGCACCTGTAGAACATGTGGTGGCTACGAACATGTTATGTTTGGATATGAATAGAAAATTCTACGCCTCCCATTTGAAGACAGGGAGTGCAGTGGGTATGAATCCATACAGTGGAGGTTGGGACCTACTGTATCGGAAGCTATCAGTCCATAAGCGCGGGTTTGCCTTGGATGAGAAGGCTTACGACACCACCATGATCGCACTACTGTTAGGGAAAGTGCGGGATATGCGGTGGAGGTTCTTAGCATCACGCCCGGGGTTTTCGGACCCCGGAGGGAAGTTGAAGGACAAGTTGTGGGCCCTTTATGAGGATGTCATAAAGACAGTCATGGTGACACCCCTGGGTGAGTTTCTGCAAAAGATGCGTGGAAACCCCAGTGGGTGCTCTAATACGGTGGTGGATAACACGTTGGTATTGAATATCATACTAGCGTTCTGTTGGATAAAAACGGTTGGAACGTCTTATTCGGAATGGAGAATGGGGGTGGCAAAGGCTTTGTACGGTGATGACAACACGTTTACAGTGTCGGAAAAGTATATCGGGGCCTTCAATGGGGAAAGCGTGCGAAAGCATGCCGCCCTCTTGGGGATTGTGGTTAAAAATTTGAATTTGGAACCCCGTCCACTAGTTGAGCTGGACTTCTTGAAAAAGAAGTTCGTTAAATTAGGTACTATGTACACCTTCGCCCCCTTAGACGCGTGGAAGCACGTGCGTTCTCTTCACGTGAGAGATAAGAAGAAAAGTTCACCGGCATATAGGTTGTCGAGGGCTTGTGCCATGCGCCAATTGGTGGCCATGACAAGCGCATTTCCATTGTTAGACAAGTGGTGTCGCCACTTGATAGCAAAACACGATTCATTGGAAATAGGCAATCATAATTGGACCAGTGCAAAGAGTCAATATGTGACTAGGGCCGAGCTACTCATTGCGTTGACGGGCTACGAAAGTAGTGCTGACGCAACACTTGAGAATGTCGACGGTCATTTAAAAGTGATGGAGGAGAAGAAGGGCTCAAACTGGGCAAAGAACCAGCGGAAGCGCGCTAGGCGCAAAAATCGTAACGTTCCTGTGTTGCCACCCCCGAGGGGGGTGGCAGTACAGGGGCACGTGGCGATGGCTTATGGAGGCGGCCCAACGTTGTTGGGAGCCGGTTCGTTCCCCCACTTTAATGTGGGAGGGGCGGGAGCTATTCGCATACTAAGCCTGCGGGCGGTGGTGGTATCGCCCAATCCTCGGGGGGTTGGGATGGTAACGCTATCAGTCGGCGGCAGGGAGGTGACTGGAGCCATTACTGGCAGTCCAGCTTTAGTCTTAGTGGCACCCACACCGTGGGTTGCCGTCAATGCAACGATGTTATCAATCGCTACGCGGTACGCAGGCTTGGCGCCTGTGGCCGATCCCGGTTGTATACTAACATTGACGGCCAGAGTGGAAACACGACAAGCACTACCCGACTTCTGACTGGGAAGACCCTCTCCGGGGGGGGGGTCCGACCATGAAGACAGTAAGTGTGATTGCCGCGAGGTACTATGACACCTTTCAAAAAAAAA